GAAGTAACTTGATCAGAACCAAGAGCAGCTTTTGCCCAAGCAACTGCATTGTCCTTACTAACTGAAGCATATGCTGTAAAATCACCAGCATCAGCAGCACCTAGACCAACAGAACCATAAGAATAACCTGTGTGAGTAACAGCAGAATCACCAGAACCTACAGTTTCTGAATCAGAAGCAGTCCAATGTACATTTTTAATAACATCAGAAAGAGAACCTTCTGTAACAGCACGATCTAACGCAATTACATTCCAAACAACAGCCATTTTATTTAATCAATATTATGTATATTTTATTCGTACTATATTTATAGAAGTGCTAACGGTCTAGGTTTAAATTTGATAGCAACCACTTATTAACATATAGCATCCACTTAAATTTGCGTTTGTTCTACGTGAATCATTCACATAAGGTTCTATATAAGTTGAACCTTCATTTACTTGATACATTACTCCATTACTTTGACCTGCTACCCGACCATTTAGATAGAAGTAATTATTTGCTTTTGCAGTAAAAGGTAATCCTCCAATTTTAGATAATGTTGAATCTGTATTTACTGGATAGCTAATGTAAAAATTAATATGAACAAGATCACCAATTCTTATGTACCAACGATGACCATAACTAAACGTCAAACTTTGCCCACTAGCATCAGTAGGTGTCCATGTCCCTTTCTCATAGTGGTCTAACGTCTCATCACCTGAACTTGTTGCGGCGGTAGCTCCTGAAGCACTAGATGTTGTTTGAGCAGAAAAGTCAATACCGTGACCACCAGTCCCTATTATTAAATCTCCGTCATGGATTTGTACATTTCCACTTGCCTCAATACTAAATCTTTCTGTTAAAGGAACAGCAGTATCAGTGGTTGTTGCTGCACTAGTATTTGTATTTAAGAATGAAATCACTCCCTGATGATTCATTTTTAAAGCACAGGGTTTTGCTGCAAAAGAGTCTTGTGATGAGATATATTCATCACCAGCAGTGTCTGAAACTTTAACACTTGTTGAGAGAACAAGACTAGCAGTTGAATAAGCTACTCCAATATTTACTTGACTTTCATCTGCCAAATACGCATCAGCAAGCATTGAAAATCCATTTGATCCTGCAGAATTAATTTTTATTGCTGGATGTTTTTTATCTGCTGTATAAACTTGTAATATTCCATCACCAATATTACTACTAGAATCTCCAATTAAAACTCGGCCACTTGAGTCGATGCGAAGTCTTTCTTCTGCTGCTGATCCACCTGGATGAGTGAAAAAAGTCATATATTTGGCATAATTATTTCCACTTCCATCTTGTGCTCTTAAACTTATTTCACCATCAGTAGTATCTGTATGAATTACAAATTCACTACCTGAAACATCAACTTTAAAATTATCTTGATCATCACTTCCTACTATATGTAATTTAGATAATGGACTTGTTGTACCTATACCAACGTTTCCATCAGCCTTCATTCTTATACCAGACGTGAAAGTAATATTGTTTCCAGCATTTCCTGACGGTGCATATTGAAAATCAATATTTCCATCATTCATATAAACTCTATTTGAATGTCCATTAGCTATATATTTATTATCTGTGCCATTGGTGTAGTAGTTAACCGCAATACCACCTCTATCTTCATCACCTGAACCTCTACCAAAGGCAGCAAATCCTGTTCCTATTTGTAAGGCAATACTGTCAGCATTCGTGGGCCAAGCACTAGGAGTAACACCTATACCTACGTGTCCATCTGCTGTAATACCTAATTTTTCAACCCAACTTCCACTTGTTTTACTTCTAAATCCTAATATTGAATCTCCTGCATTTTGAATACGCCAAAGATCATTATTATCATCAGCTTCATCCGCCTGAAGCTCTATTACCGACGCACCAGCTTCTCCTGCTTTTATATATAAAAAAGCATCACCTAAATTACTTGTATTAATAATAGATAAAGCACTATTATTAAAAGTAAGATTTGCTTCACCTTCAATTGCATTCGCACCTGTAACGGTTGTAATAGTATTATTTGTACTTCCTGTTAATGTTGTTTTTGTTGCGTCAACTGCTAACTGCCAAGAACAAGTTCCATCTCCATCTACTCTTAAATATTTAGTAGTTCCTGATTCACCTGTAGATAAAACAGCTGTACCTTCTGGAGCATTAGCATCATTACCCCATTGTAAATTTCCACTTCCATCTACACTTAATACTTGACCATTAGAACCTACACTTGCAGGACTAAGTTTTAAAGCAGTAACTGCTCTATTTGTTATATTTCCAGTATCAACACTGAAATCAGAAGTGATATTACCTATATATGGCATGATTAAATAGTTGCGTCTTGTGGGTTAAGCATATAAGAAACAGTTATATCTATTGCAGTAGCTGTTCCTGCATAAGCTTTAATCCAATCCCCTGGTTCAATAATAATTTTATTTCCTGTCATAAATTCTAAAGAAGATTTATTAGGAACATTTCCAGAAGTTATTAATGATGTTGAAGTCGATCCTCCTTTTATAAGATTGACTGTTACATCTACGGAATTAGCTGTTTTGTTTGATGCCAGGATACCTAGTATGACTCCATAAGTAGAAGCAGGAATTCCACTTGAATTTGTAGCCCCAGTAATAATAGTTGTCGGAGATCCAGAATTATTCGAAATACTAGTTCTGCAAACCGATTGAAAACGAGCCATTTATTTGTAAAACCTTAGCACTAATGGTTTAATTATAAGTTCACTTAACCAAGGGCAATTGCAAACACAATTGCACTGTCTTCTGCAAAAGTTTGAGTTGCAACTGTATCTCCACTCATTTTGATAGTTGTACCAGAAATCATGGTACTTCCAGTAATATTTACACCTCTTACATTTGTAAAGTTTCCATTCGTTCCAGTTACTGTTGTACCTGTAATATTTGTTGCTGTGACATTAGTAATAGTACCTGTTGTTGCATTTAATGTAGTTGCATAAAGTGCTCTCCATGTTTTAGCACTACTACCTAAATCTCGATTATTTGCTGTTGCATCAGGAAGAATTGCTGAATCAACACCAGCAGTTACTGTGACTGTATCACTAGCAGCATTACCTATATCTGTATTACCTTCTAAGGTGGTGGCACCTTTAATAAGTAAATCACCACTAACAGTTACATCATCTGCAACTATAAAGTCATCATCGACTGTAAAATCTTGAGCAGTTACATTTGTAAATTGTGCTGTATCACCTGTAATTGTTGCTCCTGATAATTTAGTAGTAAATACACCAGTTGCACCAGTTACTGTAATTACTTTTGCTAATGTACCTGTAATCGTTGCACCAGATAATAAAGTAGTAGCTATAACATTTATACCTGTTGCATTTGTAAATTTACCTGTATTACCACTAACTGTTAAACCTGAAACTAGGGTGGTACCTACAACTGTTGCTCCAGTAATTAATGGAGCACTAACAGATGTGCTACCAGTGACTACAGTACCTGATAATTTTGTAGTAGCTTGAATTGTTTCCCCAGTTAAAACTGTATATTGACCAGCATCTCCAGTAACAATTGCTCCTGATACTTTTGTATTTCCTCGAATAATTGTTCCTGTAATATTTGTAATTGTTGCATTTGTACCTGATATTGCAGTTCCTGTTAAAGAAGTAAATACACCTGTAGCTCCTGTAAAAGTTGTATATCGACCTACATCTCCTGAAATTATTGCTCCTGAAAGAATTTGTGTATAAGTACCAGAAATACCTGTTACAGCTCCAAATCTTCCAAAACCACCAGAGACAACTGCTCCACTTACGATTGTTGCTCCTGTAATATTAGTTGCAGTTAAATTAGTAAATTTACCATCAGTACCAGTAACTGTAGTTCCTGAAACAGTAGTAGTACCAACTATTGTTGCACCTGTTATTAAGGGTGAAAGAATTTTTGTACTACCTGTTATGATTGCTCCTGATATTGTTCCACTAGTTCTTATATCTTGTATATTTGCAGTACCAGAAACAACTAGTCCTGTTTGTACTGTTAAGTTACCTACTTGAAGTGAAGGAGTATCAACTTCGGCAAATACACCTGTTGTTGCTTTAACTGTTATACCTGTAATTGTTGTACCACTAATTGTTCCACCAGTAATTGAAGTAAATTCAGCAGAAGTACCTGTAGTTGTAACACCTGTTAAACGAGTAAAAGTGCCTGTACTTGCAGTAACAGTTGTACCAGAAATATTTACACCACTTACAAGTTGTCCTGTAATATCAGTGGCCCTAACAACATTTCCTGTAATAATCGCTGCACTAACATTCCCAGTAACTGTTAAATCATTTTGTACAATTACTCCACTAAGTGTAGATAAGTTTGTAACTGTTAAACCAGAAGTTGTTGTTGCATCTTCTACTGTTAAATTATCTTGAATCGTTACACTTCCACTAACAGTTCCTCCAGTTCTTGGAAGATAATATACATTTAAATATGCTTTTGTTCCTGAAATAGTTAATTTTTTATTTCTAATTGCAGGGTCAGCTTCTGCTACATGAACAACGGTAAGTAAATCAGTTTCAGCTAAATCTAAGCCAGCTTGTTCTTGTAATTCTGTAATCCTTCTATTAGCCACAGTTATCTAACTGAAAGTCCTAATTTAATTATAAGTTGCTTATCTTATGGTTTTAATTTACTTTAATCTCTATTCTAGGTAATAAATTACTTCCTAAATTCCAAGCTGCAGGAATTCCTAATACAATTCCACATGAAATAGCAAATACTACTATAACTTCTGCTACTGTAAGGTTTCTTCTTACATATACAATTTTTTGTTGTGGTGCTTGATTAGCTACAAAAGGCGTTTGATTTTGCTCTTGTATTTGCATTCTCTTTAACATTGCTTGTTGAATAGCTTGCTCTTTTGCTAATGCTTTCATTTGAGCAACTTGTTCAGCTGTTATCCTAGTATTAATAGGGGATTCATTAGCAGTTTCAGGAGGTATGTTTTCTTCATACCTTTTTTCATTTGGTGGAAGTTGTGAATTCATTTGAGCAAAACATTCATGAATACACTAGCATTTAATAAAAGGAATTTAAACTATGGAACATGGTATTCGAAAAGGTTTAGAAGATATAGCATGGGAATTAAAAGGAATAAAAAATATACTTTCTTCTTTATGGCATAGTCGTTATGAAAAAGGAGAAATAGATGTTTTAAATCCTCAAGCTTTAGCTGATGAATATATTTCAACTGAAGAATGTGCAAGAAGATTAAATGTTTCTGATCAAACTTTAAGAAATTGGATGGCTCTTGGACGTAAGACTCCTGATAAAGGATGGATTGAAGGAATTCATTATTTCAATGCTTCTCCTAACCCAACACGAAAAGCAATTATTCGTATCCCTTGGAACCAATTAATCTATTCTTTTGCAAAAAATCGAAAAATGGAAAATCAAGATTATCGAAAAAAAGCTGCTCCTATGTATAAAACAACCAGTATTGGAAAGTTACAATAATGGCTCATCGTTTTAAAGACGTAAATATTTCAGCTGTAACAATTCACAATCATAAAAAGTTATTGCCTGAATCATTAATAAATCAAGTTTCTGTTTTTCTTCCTCCTAATGGATCCTTTGATTCAAAATGTCTTAGACGTTATTTAGAACATGTAAAAAAATATGAGGAAGAAGATATTAATTCAAATATGACATTAGCTAATCGTTTACGTATTGCATTTAAAGATATGACTCCTGATACTATCTGTGGTAAATTTCCACAAGCAGAATTACCTTTAAAACGACGATTACGTTGTGTAGCAGAATATTTAATACGTTCTGGAGAATTTGATAAAGTAAGAGATGAAAATGGAAAACTTGTTAAAAAACGAGGTATCTTAGGGAAGATGGTAGTTTTATATCAACCATTGCCTAAACTAACAGAGTCACTATTACGTCAAGGATTAATAGAAAAATGAATCGTAGAGAAAAATTATTAGCGTCAATTATTGGTCCAGAAATGGATAAAGAAAAAGCAAAGATGCTAGATACAACAATTAAATTTATTTTGGGTGATATGTGTACCCATTATAGAAAATTTTGGGAAGCAGAAGGTGCAGGTGTAATGGTTTTTCAACCGCAAAATAAGAAACGTTCAATGTTTTTCTTAACACTAGAAGAATTAAACTCTGCACAAGAAGATGCTGAAAGACAAAATAGTCATGATTTAGTAGAAAGCTTTAGACGTATTCTTGAAGCAGCTCAAAAAATTAATCCACAAGAAAAAGCAGGTTTTGTTATTAATGATAAAGAAGGTATGAGATATTTTGAAGTTGATTTTCAAACTACATCTGAATCTGAAATTACTTAATGGCTATACACGATATTAATAAACGTCGTGAAGATCTTGAGTTGATAACTAATTATGATTTAGTTGCTGCTGCTCATGCTTTATTAGAAGGTATAGATTTAGATGTGGCTAGTTCTAAAACAGCAAACAAATATGTAGAAGCAACAGATTATTTATGCCCATCAGATGACGGTTTAAATTGTCAACAATGGTATGGAAAAGTTTATCTTTTTCCACCCAGAGGGGCTTATTTTTGGGATAAAAAAAATGATAAATGGAAAATGACAAGAGCCTCTTCTCCTACATTGACTTCATCTCATGCTGTCTGGTTTAGAAAATTATATAACTCATGGTTAGCTGGTGATATAAAACAAGGTTTATATTTTACAAATTGTCCAGACATGATTCGTTATGAACAAAAGATATTTGACTTTCCTATTTGTATATTAAAAACTGCTCCTTTACTTTTAAAAAATACAAGTAAAGGAGTTGATAAGCATAAAACATGTACCTCATTCATTGTCTATTTACCTCCTATATATAATCCGACAGAAGCAACCGAAAGATTTATTGAAATTTATTCAGAAAAAGGTCGCATACTTTGTTAGTGTTATTAGACTAAAAAAACGCTTTAAAATACATATGACACTTCTTTGTGATTGGGAACTAAAAGCTTTATCTATCGGAGATAAATTAATTACTCCTTTTGTTGATCATGTAGTTAAAGAAGAAAATGGAAGGAAAATTCTTAGTTATGGACTGGGATCTTATGGATATGATATACGTCTTTCTCCTAAACAGTGTTTAATATTTGGTACACCTTCAAGAGGTGATTGTGATCCAAAAAACTTTAGTAGAGATATTTTAAAAGAAGCTGATCTAAAAGAAGATCAAAATGGTGAATATTTTCTTTTACCTCCATATGGATATTGTTTATGTGTTGCTCATGAAAGATTATCTTTACCCGAAGATATTACTGTAGTTCCTGCAGGTAAATCTAGTTATGCACGTACTGGAATACATTGTAATATCACACCAGCAGAAGGAGGTTGGGAAGGTTATTTAACTCTTCAAATTAGCAATGAAACAGGTTTATTTAATCGAATTTATGCTAATGAAGGTATTACTCAATTACTATTTTTCCGTGGAAAACCTTGTTTAGTAAGTTATAAAGATCGTAATGGTAAATATCAAGATCAACCGAAAGAAGTTGTGTGTGCAAAAGTTTAATTAAAAACCATAAAATGTTCCAAAGTATCCCTTTGGTTTATGTGCATATTCTGTAGCACCAGCACCTGGATCTCCATAATTTCTCCCTCTTAAACTAGGAAGTTCTGTACCTCCATATGGAGAAGTAGAAATATAAGATTTACCAACAGGAGTCTTACCTCTAATACTTGGTTCTGCAATTAAAGCAGATTGACGATATTTGTTAGCACTTTTAGCTGCTCTCATGTATTTATCTACTTGATCTTCTTTTGATTTAAATCCAGAAACGCTTTTTCTTTCTTCTGGATCTACTCTTCTTAGATCTGTATCGTAAGCTGATCCAGGATTTAGGTCAGAAGTTTCAGCTCCTGAAGTACCAGAATCCTTTTGTGGATCGTAGTTTTTTCCGTATAAAGTTGCCATGATAATATTATAAAAGGCCTGAATAAAGAATTAGCAAAACAATGGCTAAAATAAAAACTTTAGAAGAAGTATTAGCAAGTATTCAACGAGGAGAAGATGGCTTGCAATCAACAGGAGAATCTACATTTGTAGATGAAAAAGATAAAGAAGGGAATCAACTCTATCAAGAAGAAGTTGCTACTCAAGATAAATCTGATGCAGATTGGTTAAAAGATTCTTATAGAGATATTTTAGGAAGAGATGATTTAGCTTATGAAGGATCTAAGGCAAAGGATTTTGCAACAGCTCTTGCTGGTGGTGCTTCTAGAGATGATATAAAAGACAGAATGATAAAAGGTCGAGAATATCAAACTAGAGATTATGGAGTTAGAGCTTATAAAAAAGCACAAGGAACAGAAGAAGGACCTTCCGAGGAATGGTTAGATCAAAGAGTAGGTGCTGGTGGATTTTTAGATGACTTTAGTAGAGCAAATCTAGGTTTAAACAGAACACCTAATACATTTTCAAAAGATGGACAAGAAAGTCAATATACATTAACAGATGGACAAGGTAGAACAACGGATGAATTTGGACTTGATGCTACAGAATTATTAAACTTTGAAAAAGGTGATACACAGTCACAAGATGTTAAAACTTTTCTAGATAATTTTACAACTAATCAAACTGCTGATACTCAAAACACTACTGCTATTAAAGATGGTACTGCTACTTTTACTTATCCAAATAAAGAAGCTGAAGCTTATAAAATAGCAACTCAAGCTAATGATCCAGGTAGAGCATTAAAGTCTAATTATGCAACTCCTGAAGATGAATTAACAGCTACTTATCAAGAAATACTTGGTAGGAATCCACTAGATAGTCAAGATACTCAAGGAAATTTACATCTTTCTCGTTTAAAAGCTGGTGGTGATATAAATCAGATTAGAAAAGAATTAGTTGCTAGTCCTGAGTACCAGGCAAGAGATGCATCTATAAAAGCTATTGGAAGTAAATTTGGTGGTCAAATGCCAGAAGAAGATCTTATTGATGAACTAGTTGGTCCTGGAGGTTTTAAAGGTGGTGTAGCTTCCTTTAATAAACTACAAGAAAGATTAAAAAATCTAAATCAAAGTAATGATCAAAATCAGTTATACAATCTAACAGGGAGTTTAAACTAATGAAATTTCTAGATGACTACATTAAAACTGGATTAGATTGCAATACTTTAAGTATTGAAGATTTTGGTGCTCCAATAAGTAATGAAAATAATGATGTTCCCTTGTATGATCAATATAATAGCGGATTAACAGCATGCGAAACGGGTATGGACAGGAAGAATTTAGCTCTGGAAGGACAGAAACGGGAAAAAACGCATCGGGCTGGGCTGACGGGATATATCCCATCGGTGGAACAAGCTTCTCAATATCAGGGCAGTTCTCCTATGAACCCGAATCTTATAGTAGCTCTGGGACCACCATCACAGGATATGATGCAACATTCTCTGATACGACGTGGTTTGACAGGATAGATGAGACATCTCCTATTTGTATGGGACCAGAACCAGAAAAACAAGAAATTTCTTTAACCACAGATTACACATTAGAAACAGCTGCATTACCTTGGAATGAAATAACAGAATTAGTAACTGAAAAAATACAAGAAAAAGAAATTGAAGCTATGTCAAAAAGAAAAGAAATAAAAATAGAAGATACTCGAATGCATCAATTTGATAATGTAGATCGCCCTATGCATTATGCAGCTGGAACTATTGAATGTATTGATGCAATCGAAGCTCAGTTAAGTGCAGAAGAATTTCGTGGTTATTTAAAAGGTAATGTTATTAAATATTTATGGAGAGAAAAACATAAAGGAGGAGTTGAATCTTTAAAGAAAGCTAATTGGTATTTAAATAAAATAATTCCTTAGACAGGTTCAAAAGGATCATCGTCTTCGTCATATTCTTCATCTAAATCTAACTCTTCTTCAATACAATTTTTAGCTAATTGGGCTAACTCAATATCAGTAGGAATTTCAAAGTCTAATTTAATATTTTCTTCTGCAATTAAAGATTTAACTGCATGCCATTCCATTAATCGTTGGTAATACAGATTTAATAAAGCTGAATACAATTGTTCCCATGTCATCTCTTGAGCACCTATCTCTGCTTTACGCATTGAAAATTGTAACTCTAAAGGAAGTCCAAATTCTTTCGTTTTTAGAGGTCTTCCCATTTTATGTTCCATTGTTTGTAATATTCTAAAGGAATTTTCTAAAGATAAATGTTTGAAGTAAACTCACGATAAACTTCTTCAATATCATTGTCAATCGTAAATTTATTTGCAAAATCACTCAAAATATAAGGATTTGTATTTTCTTCTAAATACTGAATTGCTTCTAATTCATTTATTTTTCCTGTGAATTCTTGGAATGAAGATAATAAAATATCACTTGTTTTTAAGTTGGGAATAGTAATATTATTCAGAAATAACTTTATTTCTTCTTTCCTACGATCTAATAATCCACCTATTATTTTATAGTTTTCATCGAAAATCCATCTACTAATTTCTTCGCAAGCTCCTGATAAGTTATCATTTTCAATACAATCAATAATAGAACTATATAAAAAAGGTTCCCACCCAACAGAATGTATAAACGAAATCAATGCTTGCTTCATATGACTATCCAAATCTAAATTTAATTTAGATAATTGTTCATTAATAACGTTAATTTCGTGAAATAAATATTCTAAAGCTTTTTCTTTACTACAATATTGACCTCTTTTAACTGGTGTACCATCTGGATAGTACTGCGTTCCATAACCAATCGTATAAGGGCTATTCTCTGATATAGCATCGCAATATGCTTTTTCATTGAAGCCTTCATATTTTTGAATTAAATTAATAGCAAATGAAAAATCTGCCATACAAAAATAACATTATTACTTTTAATATACACAATTATTTAATTAATTGTACTTACCAAATTAATCCTTTTGCAAAATCAAAACTAAATTCATCTTCATCATCTTCATCTTCTTCTTTATCAATTCCTACTTTAAAGAAAGTATCTTCTTCATCTTTTGTATCTTCTTCATCTCCAGTACCCCAATCAAAAGCATCTCCTGCTCCTATTCCAGCCAAAGAACTCATTGCACTGAAAGGATCACTAAGATCTAATTCTGGCATTGAAAAACCTTCTCCCATCGCTTGTGTAAGTAATTCTTGATCTTCTTTAGTTGTATCTGTCATAAATTCATCATAAAATTGATCTTCAGTTCCTTGATAGCCACCTGCTTTCCATATTTTAAATAATTCTGTATCTCCTTCATGATCTATATCTTTTCTTTTATCATCTTCATCTCGTTGAATGTAAGTAATTCCTAATCGTTCTTGGGTAGGTTTTTCTCTTTGCTTTTGTAAGTATTGTATTCCTTGTCTTATATCCATTGCTGATCCACCTCTTACTACTTCTTGTATTAAATCTTTTAAATCCTGAACTCCTCCTTCAAAATCTTTATAACCTAAACCTTCTAGAGCTTCTTTCCATGCTTCTGGTGTCTTTTCAGGATCTAAAGAACCAACAATATCATCTGCATATTCTTCAGGTGTAATAAATGTACCAAAGACTTGATCATATTTTTTATTTTCATTTATTAAAGTCTCTAATATTCCACCTTCTTTATATATTTCATTTTTAACTTTAACTGCATGTAAAAGATCTCCTCTTGGGTCAAATGCACCTATTTTTTTTCCATCATTATCTTGTAATAAAGGATTATTACCAATTGCTTGAAAGTGTATTTTTGCAAAAGTTTCTGGATCTTTTATATCATCTCTAGTTACTCCATATTCATAAAATAATTGATCCCATGTTTTATCAAAACCATTCCCAATAGATTGATTTCCTTTACCTGGATCTTTTGCGTCTTCCCAATGTTTTTTAATAATATCTCTTTGATCTTTACCTTTAGCTGATTCAGTTAAAGCCATTACACCAGTAGCTTCATTCATTTGAGCAACTTTACCTTTAGCCTCTTCATATGAAACTTTTTCAAACTTTGAAGTTGGATCGAAATAATATTCAAAATCAAAATCACCACTTTCTGAATCTCTCATATTTCTTAGTTCATTTATCCACTTCTCTGATTTATCTCTTGCTATTGATTGAACTGCATTTAAATTTGTTTGAGTTTGAAATGGGTTTTGTTCTCCAGCTCTTACATCCATATATTCAACAAATTCATTCATTGATTTTGATTGATCAAATCTTGGCTTTAAATAGTTATTAATAAAATTCCTAGCAAAGCTATTTTCAATTGCCATTCCTTCATAACGTTCATCAAATTCTGTATTAGGATCATCTATTTCTACATCACTTTTAATTCTATTTCCATCTTCATCTATGTCATATAAATATAAAGGATTACCTTTGTCATCAGTTTCTTCTTTTAATAGTTCTATTCTGTTTTCCATATGAGGAACCCATGCTTTCATTAAAGTATTAGTTTCTAAAAGGTCACCTATATTTTTACCAAAGTCTGGATCAAGTGATGCACTGATGTCATAACCTTGAAGTTTTAATTCATAAATTTCATGTTTTAATCTATTAAATTCTTTACCCTTTCCAGGCTTTGAAAGTTCTCGAATAGCTAAACCAAATTCATTTTTACTTCCGTAACCTAAAGCTTTCCATTCAGGACCTTTCTCTGGATCTACTTCAACTCCTTTAATTTCAGCTAATAAATGTATTCCGTCTAGTTCACCTCTTGATGCTGGATCTTCATAATCTAAGTTATAAGCAGGAAAATTTTCTTTACTAGTAAGGAACTCTTCTAATTCTTTAGTACTTTCAAAACCTGCTTTTTCAAGAAAATCTTTATTAAATTCTTTTGTTTCTTTGTTATAAACAGGTTGTTGTACCATTGGATGTGTAAAAGCTTTAGCAATATTTTTCTGTTCTTCTAATGGCAGAAATTTTTTATAGTTTTTTCCATACTTATCTGTTAATTCATTATCAAACCATTGTTGCCAGTTATATTGAACATTATTTTGTATTCCACCAAGACTTTGTATACCTTTTTCTAAACCTTCTTCCATTCTGCTTATATCACCCATATAAGGAGCCATTGCTCCTATTCCCGTATCTCCTAGTATTGAATTTTTCATTGTTTCACCCATATTCATTACTTCGGAAAATCCATCTAATCCACCCATAAAATCTAAAAATTGTTCTTTCTTTTTTGCTTTTTGAATTTCATTGATCGTATCGTTTAAAACATTCTTTGTTAAAATTCCAAGTCGGTTTATATTTGCAGCACTTTCTATTCCTGTTGCTTGTGTAACTGCACTTTCAAGTTCACTAATTCCTTGTAAAGATGTATCAAGATTATTTGGATCATATTCTTCATCATCTACAAATTCTTCTTTTACAGTATTCTTATGTTCAGGAACCTCTGATAGTCGATATAAAGTAACAAAGTCATCTTGGTCTTTTGGATTTAAATAATATTGTTTACCTAAATCTTGCCAATAATCATAAGCATTAACTGTTCTCTCTTCTTTTGTACCATCTTCTTTAGTTATTGTATAAGTAATTGTCTTTGTTGTTTTATCATTTTTTGCATCTGCTAAAGCATTACTGACTGAATCAAGTGCTAATAATCTTTCAACTGTTGCATCTCCTTCTACACTTGCATCTTGTATTCCTAATTGTTTATCTCTATAGAATTGAATTTCGTTATCTGTTACTAAATCTTTTGTATATTCTTGATATGTTTCTGCCTCAGTTGGCTTTAGTTTTCGAATTCCTCTAACACCTGAATCTTTTGCATGAATTGAAAAATCATATTTTAAATAATTATCTTTATCATCTTTTACATTTTTACCATAACGACCTATAATATCTATGTCTGGATCCTCTTCTCCAAGAAAAGTACTATTATTTGCGTCTTCCCATCTTTCACTAGCTTCTGCTCCTTTAGTGTCATCCTCTTTATAATACTTCGCATCAAAATTGTCCATTTTGAAATCATATAAACTATTAGGATCGTTTAAAAGTATTCCTTCCCAATCTTTAGCTTTCTTTTCAGCTATATAAAAATCTTTAAATTTATCTTTTAAATCAATTTGTATTTTTTTTATTTCATCATCAGTAAATTTACCTTCTTTTAATATCTCTTCTATAGTTTTTCCATCACCTGTACGACCACGGGTATTAGTATGAACTATACGATTAACAGTATCAGAACCTTGTGAATTTCCAAGACTTATATTCATATTTTCACCTTTACTAGTTAGAATTTTATCTCTTTGTGTAACATAACCTTGACCACTTCCAGTACCACCTGTACTATTTGCTATTTGTATTATTCGATCATAAGCTAAACTTTTTGCTTTATTTTTTTCATTTGCTTCTGCATTTGCTATATGATTTTTACTTATAAGCTCATTTTCATAAATTGCATACTCATTATTTACATTTACTTGTATATTATGCATTTCATTTTTTCCAGCCCAACTATTCCGTGATAGATTTCTATATCTATTATTTGAATTATTAATATTATGTTGAGATTGACTATCCTTATTATCTGCTTTTGCCCATAAATAAGCTTCTTCACCAGTATCTATATTTGTAAGTGGTCCAGGTATATACCTCTTAGTTGATCTTGAACCTAGTTTGTATCCACTAGCCATTAAATCATCAATTTTTCTTCCTTTTTGTCCCCAACCAGAACCAGCCCAGTGGTTATGACCACGATAATCGTCATCATCTGAATGCCACCTTTGACCTATATATTTTTCAATGTGGTCATCCCATCGGTTCATGTTGTTTTCAGCTCTATCATTAGTATTTACTTCCATCCAAATTCCTGATCCAGAGTTGCTCCACTCAGGTTTATTATGAGTTACGCCATTAGGACCTCCCTTTTGAGCGACTAAATATAATTTTTGTTTTGGTTTACTTCCTTTTACAGTAAATAAGTCTTCCTCTCCTGGAAGAATATCATCTAGTGTTGAATATCTAATTTGATCACCTTTACTCCAGTTATACTTTCCATTACTTTTGTTTAGATAATTAAAATTTACAGCTGTATGATCATCTGCTGTAGCTTTTTCTCCTGCAGCTTTTAAAAAACCAAGAGTACTGTCTGGATCTGGATTTTCTTTAGTACCTTTACCCCATAACGCTTCTTCTTTTGCTTTTTTTCGTTCTTCGTAATAACCCATTTTTATTTAAACATTTATACCTAATTATTTTTATTATAAATCTTATGAAGCTGCAAAACTTACTTTTGGAAGATATGAGGTATAGCCTAAAGAACTAGTCATATCTTGATCAATCCATTCTTTAATCTTAAGTAACTGATCTTCATTAAAAAATTTTTGACTTGAATACCAATCTTCCATTTTTAAACTTGCCTTGTTTTTATTACAACTTCGACAAGCAGGAATTAAATTATTTCGATGGCTAGAACCAGACTTAAATTTTGGAACAATATGATCTAATGAAGTAGCTGGTTCATTACAATATCCACAACAATAATTCCATGCTTCATAAATAGATTCTCTATATCTTCGTTTTGCTAGTTTTGGAGTAAGTTCAACAAGTAAAGCGAGGGGTTCACGTTCACAGTTGAACATATAATTCATTAGCAGTTATCTAAGTCTAAATTCACCTAGAGCTGATTTAAGCTAAAAAAATCGTTAAGTATCTTGACATATTTCAATATGTTAATAGCGTAAACAAGTAGATTTTGCTTTCCTAACAAATGACTAAGGCTAAAACCTGGGTAATTACTCGTCGTGCTTATGAACAATTAGGTATTGATCGAGAAACATTATTTCAATATCGAGATGACGGTACCCTAAAGCTTGGTCCTCATTATGCTGCTTTCCCTGAGACACGTTCTCGTAGTAGTTTTAGATGGAATGTAAAGAAGGTAAGACAAGCTTTAGAAGAACAAGGGAAACTAGTTGCTGCTTAAAAAAAAACCCCACTTTCTCAAGGCGGGGTAATCTACAACTTTCGACAAACAAATCTTACCAGATTGCTGGAATAAGTTGTCCAGTTGTTATATAACTTCCTAATGCGGCAATAATACCAATCATTGCTAGACGACCATTAAGTTGTTCAGCTTCTACAATGTATCCTTTATAATCTTCATCTATATAAGGTTTAGCTTCTTTTGCAAAAATGTTTTGCTTACCGTATTCAGTGGTTACGTGAGAATCCATTTA